CTGCCGATAGTCAAAGATCATTTTCCCTGGCCCAGCTTGAACGTCAAAAGATTGAAAGTTACTATGGTTCTTTTTGCGGAATTAACAAAATTGATAGCACGTCATATAGCGGATACCAAGAAAATTTTCAAGAAGTTGACGGGAACGAAATTGAATATACAATATACGCTGATCAAAACGAAACCAACTTTGCAGAGCATGGTTCTGCTGATATTCTTAATAAGCGCAAAACCATAGGTGAGCAGGCTGATAATGCCTTTACTGTTGGCGAGACATATTCAATTGGCTCGGCCCAGGGCGTTTGCATAAGCACTAGCACTAATGCGCCCTACGATGGTACATTTCATAAATCATATCGCTTCAAAATTACATCACGCGGCTTAATATTGGCGCTTGGCATAGGCAAGATTGTTCATCCAGGAGTATTTAGAACAATACTAGGCTCCAGCACGGCATATCCAACAATATCCAAGCTTGCTATTGGTAGCGTCACCACTACAAGAGCCGTTGATCAAGTTGAGATTGGAATTAAATCGACAGTTTACAAGCGTTTTAATGGCCTTGTAAATTTCTCTAGCATCCAGTCTGAAGCGACTGCAGAGCAAATTGAAGCTGGCGGTGGTAATGTTACATATGGTACATATACGGATTATGGATTCCGCTATTCCTTTTTTCATGTTGAATATCGCAAATCTTCTGGAGATTCTTCATGGCAGCGCATATCTGATCGGCCATTTGGCGTAAAAGGCACTAATCCAGTTGGCCAATACAATTTTATTCGATTAGCCTTTTACGCTGGGGCGAATATTTATGAAGTGCGATTTGTGCCTGTATCAGGCGGCGCATTTATCAGGCTTCATCAATACGCTTACATATTAGATGCAAGCAACGGAAGCTTGCAATCATTTGCATCTAAGGATGGTGGTGTAAACATTAGCTATGTAGGCAATCCAGACGCCGCAATTGATGCTTACGCAGGCACCAATAAAGTCATGTACTGGGGCGGCGTATCTGGACCGATTGAGCCAACCAATAATGCAGTTACTGCTTTTGCTCCTGATTCATTGATTACAAGTAACCCGCCAGCTCCAGGGGTTTATGGTACTAGCGGCGGCGACGGTTCAGGTTTAACGGTCAGAATTGCACATGAGAATATAATAAATTCATTTTCTGTTACGTCAATTACTACAGGCTGGCGCCAGCGTTGGCTGCACATGGGCGTGTTAGGTGTTGAACTTCCCAGCAGCGCAGGGCAAAGGATCACAAGCGATTTAAGTTTGCGTAGTTCAAGTGGACGCAATATAACTATCAACATAATGCTTTACAGCGTAGCCGTAAACGATCCAATATATAACGCCGATATGATTACAGCCGGATATTCAGGTTACACTTACGGCTGGATCAGCGAGTTTCAAGTAAACGAAACAATTCAACCAGATGGTTTCGATGGTGGAATATACAATGGTGAGGAATTTTATGTTGACATACCCCCCGGCTGGTCTGGCTCTCCTACCCGTGTTGGTATAAGAGCTAATACAACTGAAACAACAATCGTTAAATTATTTGTTCAAAGCAAAGGCAGTAACTATGGTTACCGCAAAACGTTCACAGTAAATGGCACAAGCCTACCGGCAATTATGATTACCGGCTTAGAAAGCACTCCAGGGTCAGCGGCAGTTGGAAGACCAGTCAACATCTGGGATGCTGTGTCTGATGTGTATTTATTTAGCGAGGAGGAAGGCAGTCATCAAGATAGTCCAGAGCACCAGATTGTATATGTTAATGAACAACGCAGAAACTCAACGACGCCTATTTACAACAGCCTTGCCTTGGCTGGGATGCAACTCCGCAGCGGCAAAGACTGGAGCAGCTTTAGCAATTTTAGCTATTACGCTAAATCTGGACGTGTTATTCCTTTGATGGTGGATAGCAGCGGCAATAGCGTCAACTCACCAACAGATCTAAGTGTCACCGGCGCCAGCCATTTGTTCCCTGAGATCTTGCGTAACTTGTTGCGTTCTACCGTCTATGGCTCTGGCGCATTGGTACCTGAAGCAATGATCGACTGGGATGGTTTCCGCGCTGCCGCAAAAGCCTGCCAGGCGAATGGTTGGTTTTTTGATGGTGTGTTATCTGCTCAAACTAACGTGCGCGAATGGGCATATCAACATGCGCCATACTTCATGCTGGATTTTGTGATTAAAGGCGGCAAGATTTCGCTTGCGCCTACCTACCCAATTGATCCTAGTTCCAGCAGCGGGTACGGCATTGATTACGCCCGCCAGCCCAAGATCAGCGCGTTGTTCACAGATGGCAACATCATCGAGGATAGTCTGCAGGTTAACTGGTACTCAACTGAGCAACGACTGGCGCCGCAGGTGGTTGTGACATACAGGCAGGAAATTGAAAACGGATTTGCCGAGACACGCAGTGTGCTGGTACGTCTACTTACGTCAAACGAAACGGCGCCAACCGAAGCCGTGGACTTTACTGGCTTCTGCACCAATATCGAACATGCCAAAACCTACGCAAAGCTGTTTATTCAAGTGCGGGCCAATACGACCCACACCGTCCAGTTCAAAACATTGCCCGAGGCTGTCTCCCTTGAGCCTGGCGCGTATTTTAAGCTCTCCAGCGCCGCTAGGCACATAGCATCATTTCAAAATGGCCACGTATTAAACGATGGCAAGGTGGTGACCACCACCAGCCTCGACAGCCAAACGGCAACCGTGTACTGGTGGCGGTCTGGCATGACGACTGTTGAGTCGGCATCAATGACGGTTGACAGCAGCGGCATCGCAACCGACCCTAAATTCAGAGGTGCGGTGTTTACTGTTTACGATCCAGCCGATCAATACCCACGTGTCTATAAGGTCGAGTCTATCGCGTATGATGAAGATGGTCTATTGGATATTGGCGCTAGCCATGTCGGCACAAATGCCAATGGCGCCATATCTTACCTAGACTTGGACGACAATAAGTTTGTGATCGAGGTACAGTCATGAGTCCGCAGGGGCCCGATTTCCCTAGTTACGTGCCGAGTAGTCGGTCACTGGCGATGGGTGATTTTCCCAGCAAGACTTTTACTTCGCAATCTGGCATCCAAGCCACGGTCCAATATGGGAACCGCCGCACAGGCCAAACGCTTGATCTGGCCTACAACAATACGACCGAGGACATAGCTGCTGCAGTATACGATCACTACCTAGCTTGCAAAGGAACAATTTATTGGTTTTTTGTATTGGAAGACGTTAAAAAAGGAAATTCAACATTTCACAATCAAAGCTCGTCCAGCAACGGTCGCTACAGCGCAACCCCTTGGGGCATGAGGTACAAATATGCCGAAGCACCGCAATTCAGCAGTGTTAAGCCTGGCCGCATGTCGGTTACGGTAAAATTAATTGGGGTGCTTGACTCATGACCTACTACAGCGGCAAAGACGGCACCTTGACCTATAACGGCAGTTCTGTCGCCAAGGTCAGTAATTGGAGTTTTTCCAGCAGCGTTGACACGCTAGAGACCACGGCGATCAGCGATTCTGACCGCTCTTATGTGCCAGGGTTACGGCAATTTGGCGGTAGTGCAACTATTTTTTACTATGACGATGCACCCAAGGCGTTATTAGAAAAAATTGTTAGCACCAGTGCTGTTTCTGAATCCGCTGTTGCAATCAAGCTTGGCTGGGGTGGCAAATACGTACAAGGCAACGTAATCATCACCAGCGGCGAATTGAACTGCGCGGTTGGCGAGGTGATGCAAGCGACTATCCAGTTCCAATTCACCGGGGCATTGACTGGGGTAACGTTGTAATGGCAATTTACCTTGGCACTGCGGGCTTAATTCAATTAACCAGAACCAGTATTGCCGATGGTTTAACGGCAACTGTAAATCCTTCCGATGTAAATACAACTAAATCACGATTTAGTTTTGAATTTCCAGTCGGCGCTTTGCTAACTGGCGATTATGTAACGTTTAAAACTACCGATGGAACTACCCTTGATTTTGTTGCCGCCGCTGGTTGGGCTAATGGCGTTCGACATATAGATGGCAATTGGTTTGTAAACGTTGATGACCTAGGCAGTATTCGCTTGTATAACACTTTTGATAATGCAGTTGCAGGTGAAGCCACTGGTTTGATAGCATTATCGTCAATTGCAAGAAACATTCCGATTGCCGCTAGTGTATTAAATAAAATTCCAAGGGTCGTTGGCAACCTTGAGCGATATGAAATATCAACAGATAGGGAAACAGTTGATACGTCATCATTGGGTGACGAATTTCGCAACAATTACGGAACAATGATCACTGGCAGCGGCCAAATGTCGTGCATCTTTGACTACCGTTACAATCAAACATCTGCGTATCCAGGTGCCGCTGGCTATGTTGAGCTTGCATCATATATGCATGCTTTAATCTTACGTCAACGATTTGGCGCTGAATTTCAAGCTAAGTTATTTTTAATTTCCAACGGTAAGGGCCAAGGCGCAGGTGGAAGCAATGACGAAGTATGGTTTGAAATTGATGGCATAATTACGCAAGCAAGCGTTGCATTTGACCCAGGGCAAATTGTAAGCTCTGTTTTTAAGTTTATTTGCACTGGCGAAATTCGCCTAAGAGTTATCACCGACACGCCGTCCTACCTGCTGCAGCAGGACGGTGCTAAACTGAAGCTTGAGGACGGTAACGGCGCCTTGCTGCTGGAGCAACAAAATGGCTGATCTTCGGATTACAGAACTAGCAGCACTAGCTTCGGCTGATTTGGCCGCCACCGATCCGCTAGCAGTTGCTGACCTTAGCGCAAGCGAAACCAAAAAAATAACGGCTAAGGATTTTACGCAAAAAGCGGTCACACTGATCGACGACGCCTCAATCCCTGTTGCCAAGGTAAATCTCAGCGGAATTTCAGGCACCAACCTTACGGATGGCACCGTAACAGCCACCAAATTAAATACCAGCACAATCCCAGCCACCGGTGGCCTAGCTGTATCCAGTGGCAACTTAGGGCTCGTAGCGCCAACCAGCCCAATTGTCCGCAATGGCAGCACTGGAAGCCTAGAGCACGCAACCAGTGGCGCGTCCGTAGGCACCTACACCAAGGTGACGGTGGACGTTAGAGGCCACGTCACCGCTGGCACTACGCTTGCTGCTGCTGACATTCCATTGGCTACCGCATCAGTGGTTGGCGGCATTTCAGTTGGCAGCGGTCTATCTGTTACCGGCGGCGGCGTACTCAACCACAGCAACTCCGTCACCGCTGGCACCACCAGCGGCATTACCCGCGACGCACAGGGCCACATCACTGGCGCAGTGGCGCTCGTATCGGCTGATCTACCGCTTGCCTCTGCTGGTGTGCCAGGTGCTGTTAGCCCAGGCACCGGCACCTCGGTCAGCGGCGCTGGAGCGCTATCGGTTACGGCTGCCACCTCTAGCGCCCTAGGTGGCGTGATCGTCGGCAGTGATTTTGCCGTTAGCACCGGCACCATTTCGCTGGCAACACAGGCAGGCCTTACCGCTGGCGCCTATTCAAAAATCACAGTTACAACGAAAGGCATTGTGACTGCAGGCGCTAGTTTGACTGCGGCAGATATTCCAAACTTAGATGTAAGCAAGCTGACGACTGGGACGTTAAGCGTCAGCCTGTTGGGTACTAACTCAATTACCGGACCCAAATTAGCCAACTACTCAACCATTCAATTTGGTGGCGCTGGTAGTACCTCCGGTGTGGTTACATTCCCGACGCCAGACTTTACAGGTCAGGGATTCTACGATAGCACCAACCAAGATTATTACATTTACGACGGCAATACCTGGCAACCATTGACAGTTATTAGTGGGAACCTTGTTTATGCTGGCACGTATAATGCATCAACCAACAGAGTTGCATCAGTAACAACTGCAGGCACTGCAGGCGGTCTTACTGTTGGCAGTGCGTTGCCTGCTGGTTCGGCAACACTAAATCAGTATTACGTCGTTGTATCCGAATCAGGTAACGGCGTTTCGCCAGCGCCGGTGGTAGCGCTTGCGCCGCCGGACATGATCATTTGTAACGGCGCAACCTGGGATTTGGTTGACGTTTCAAATGCTATTGCAGGTCAAACCGCCACAAATATCTCCTTTACACCTTATGGCAACCTTGCTGCTACCAACGTTCAAACAGCGCTGCAAGAACTAGACGATGAAAAGATCGCCAAGACTGGTGGTGTTGTAACTGGTGAGTTGCTGATTGGCACTGCTGGTACGTTTGGCTTTGAAGGCAGCACCGCAAACGCATACGAAACCTATCTGTCGGCGATTGATCCAACGGCTGACCGCGCCATCGTATTCCCGGATCAATCGGGCAATGTAATCGTCAGCGGCAACGCCTCCATCGTCAACGCTGACATCAACGCCAGCGCTGGGATTGCCTACAGCAAGCTCGCCACACTAACCAGCGGCAACATCCTGGTTGGCAATGGCAGCAACGTCGCCACTAGCGTTGCGATGAGTGGCGATGTAACGATCACCAACGCAGGCGTGGCGGCGATTGCATCCAATGTGATTGTCAATGGCGACATCAGCGCCAGCGCTGCTATTGCAGGCACCAAGATTAATCCAGATTTTGGCACTCAAAGCATTATCACCACTGGCAACATCACTGTAAATAGTCAAGGTGATATGCGTTTTGGCGATGCTGACAGTAGCAATTACATTGCCATCCAAGCCCCAATCACGGTAGCTGCCAACGTAACACTTACGCTGCCAGCAGCAGATGGCACCAATGGGCAGGTGCTTAGCACTAATGGCGCCGGCGCTTTGAGTTGGGCTACGCCAGCAGGTGGCTCTAGTTTGATTGCTGAAACTCAACAGACCATTAGTCAAAATTATACGTTGACAGCAGGCTATAATGGATTCAGTGCTGATCCAGTTGAGGTAGCCGCTACCTTTGCTGTTACAGTACCTGCAAACGCTACCTGGGTGATTATGTAATGGCGTACGGATCTGTCAAAGTTGATTCAATTATCACCAGCACCCAAACGCTGACTGCTGATAATTTGGTGACCACTACGGGCACCCAAACACTTACCAATAAAACGCTTACGACGCCAGCGATTGGTACGCCTGCTTCTGGCACCTTATCCAATTGCACCGTAGATGGCACCGATGCCGTCGGATTTAGGAATATCCCGCAGAATAGCCAATCAGCCGCTTATACATTAGTTCTTGCTGATAATGGCAAGCATATATTCCACCCCGTTGGCGACAATAACGCAAGAACATTTACTATCCCTGCCAACAGTTCTGTCGCTTACCCGATTGGTACTGCCATTACATTTATCAATATGGCAGCAGCCGCAGTTACAATTGCGATTACGACTGACACAATGTATTTAAGCTCTACTGGTACAACTGGTTCACGCACGTTGGCGCAATATGGCTCTGCAACAGCAGTTAAAATTACATCCACCAACTGGCTGATCTCAGGGAGCGGATTAACATGAGCGGCGCTTTACAAGCTGTATTGCAAAACCAACGTAGTTTTGCTCCTCCTTCAATAACAGTCGATTACCTTGTTGTTGCAGGCGGTGCAGGCGGTGCAGGCCAAGCAGGCGGCGGTGATAACGGCGGTGGCGGCGGCGGTGCAGGCGGTTTGCGTTCTACTGTAACCACAACAGGTGGTGGCGGAAGTTTAGAAACTGCTTTATCACTTTCCTTGTCTACAAATTACACAGTTACTGTTGGCGGTGGTGGTGCAGCAATTACTGCTGGCAGTAATTCAACATTTAGCAGCATAACTAGTATTGGTGGTGGCCCAGGTGGACAATACGGTTTGGATGGTGTTAGTGGAGGTTCAGGCGGAGGAGTAGGCGTCAATGGTCTAGCAAGCAATGGCAAAGTAGGTGGAGCGGGGACTGCGAATCAAGGTTACAGAGGAGGGAATGGATATGCTGGTGCTGGTGGATTCGTTAGTGGTGGTGGTGGTGGTGGTGCCGGTCAAGTAGGTGGTGATAATACTGGCCCAACACAACCAGCTAAAGGCGGCGATGGTGGAAACGGTGTAGCAGTATCTATTACTGGATCATCTGTTTATTACGCTGGTGGTGGTGGCGGTGCATGTAACTCAAACGGGCCGGCGGCTGCTGCAAGCCCAGGTGGCCTTGGCGGTGGTGGCGCTGGTGCGGATACCTCAAATGGAAGCGGCACTAACGCAACCGCTAATACTGGCGGCGGTGGCGGCGGCAGGGAACATGAGGGTGGTTCTTCCCCTGGTGTAGGTGGCTCCGGTATTGTCATCCTGCGCTATGCCAACACTTTCACTATCTCCAACCCTGGTGGTGGGCTTACATTTACTACTGCAACAGTTAACTCTGATAAAGTGACAACAATTACTGCCGGTACTGGCAACGTATCCTTCGCGTAATCACTATGGCACACTACGCATTCCTAGATGAGAACAACATCGTCACCGAGGTGATTGTTGGCAAAAATGAAGGTGAAGAAGGCATCGATTGGGAAGTGCATTACGGCAACTTTCGTGGTCAAACGTGCAAACGCACCAGCTACAACACATCTGGCGGAGTACATACCGGCGGCGGCACACCGTATCGCAAAAACTATGCAGGTATTGGCTACACCTACGACATAGCCCGCGATGCGTTTATTCCGCCACAGCCATATCCAAGTTGGTTGCTAGATGAGACCACCTGCCAGTGGGAAGCACCAGTGCCAATGCCAGCGGCAGAGGATGGCGAGCGATACCGTTGGGATGAGCCAACTGCAAGCTGGGTGTTAGTGCCTGAGCCAGAGGTTGAAGCACCTGTAACGTTCTCATCTAACAGCACGACCACGGCGTTCAGCTAGACTGACGGTGATGGTCGATTGCCGCCAGTGATTGAAGTTTTTGCTGCTGTTACTGGCGCCGTTATCGGCATTGCCGTATCCGGCCTAGGTGGAATGTTGCGCCGCGACAATGCCCCCGCCGTGGTACGCCTTACCGCAGCGGTGGAACACATTGCTGGCGAGGTAAGTCTGATGCGCGGTGAAATGCGCGAAGATCGTACTGAGCTGTTTGGTCGTATTGGCCAAATAGAGCAACGCATCGCGGCACTTGAAGCACAACGCTAACCCGAGGTTTTCCCATGGACGCTAACACCATTGCAGCTATTGCCATTGTCGTGGCCGCTAGCTCTGAACTTATTGCCTTAAGCCCATTGAAGGCCAATAGCTGGATTCAGCTAGTTTTGCAATTTGCACGGCTTGCCTTCCCCCGTCGTTGATATGGAACTCCGGGATTTTTTCCGTTTTTATCGTGGCTTGCCGCATCAAGATGCTGCAATTAAGCAGCTTCAAGATGCAATGCCAGCAGCATTGCTGACCCGTGACGCGGATTGGTATCAAACTTGGCAGGCTGGAGGAAAACAGGAAGATTTAAGTCAAGCGCTTCAGCTGATCAAGGAATTTGAAGGGTGTCAGCTCAAGGCTTACCCTGACCCATTGTCTGGCGGCGATCCATGGACTATTGGCTATGGCACAACCAGGATCAATGGCAAACCGGTGCCGCATGATTTGACAATCACCCAAACCAAGGCGGATCAGTTGCTTGAGGCTGAGGTGCGTGAATTTGCTGATCATATATCGGGCACCATCCCCCACTGGGGAGAAATGACTTCAAACCAACGTTGTGCGCTGATCAGCTTTGCTTACAACCTAGGCGCCGGCTTTTATGGTGCCAGTGGGTTTGAAACGATCAGCCATACATTGCACCATAAGCTTTGGGATCAGGTCCCAGACGCAATGATGCTTTACCGCAACCCCGGCAGCAATGTTGAGGCCGGTCTAAAGCGCCGGCGTAAAGCGGAAGGCGAACTATGGAAACGCAATCGCAAGCAAGAAACAGGCAAATTTACGCCAGCTAGCTCAT